GTCGTGGCCACTCCCTCGATAATCAATGTCGATGACTCGATCAGATATCCGCGCGTCTCGTACTTCGTGGCCCCGCCTTCATCGCCCAAGCTCGGGAACTGACTCGGCTCGACCATCGCATTGACCGTGACCGTTTGCCCGCGTCGCTCGTATGTGATTGCAACCGCGAAGTCGGCCGTGTTCATGAACACGCCAGCTACGTCGGCCACGATCTGCGTTGCGAGTGACATTGTTTTTCCTAAATGGCAGCGTCAGGAATTGAACCTGATATCTCCTGATTATGAGTCAGGCGGATTGCCGTTTTCCTTCGCTGCGTCACCGACATCACGCACCGTAAGCGTAGCGCTGTTGTGTCGTGATCTGTGCAATGGTGACGGACGGAACGCCGGTCCCGCTCGCCTTCTGAATTTGGACGATTGGTTGCACGTTCTGACCGGCCGTGATAGCCGCGAGGCTGAACGTGGTGGCCGCTGCGACTCGTTCGCCATCGATAAAGAACCGCACGTCGCTGACGCCGTTCGTGAAGTCGATCTTCACCGACTTATAGACCGCCGCGAGGGTCGCGCCGGTGGCCACGTCGTCGTTGTCGGTCGTGCCGTCGTCGGTCTCGGCCACGAGCGCGGTCGTCGATGCCGAACCTTGCATCCGCAGCCATGCGTTGACGCCCACGGTGTCCGCCGTGTCATTGCGTGCGTTGGCCACACCGACCACCAGCGTCGTCACTGAGTCGATACCAGCCACCTTCAGGACGAACTCGACGAACTGGAGATTGGCCAAGTCGAGAGGTAGAACGTCGTTCAGATAAAGGCACGCGATCTGTGCTTCGCTCGTGCTTGTCAGCGTGAGCTTGGCCGCTCCACCGTCTTCGGTGATGCAGAGACTCGTGGGAGTCGTGCCGGTTTCGGCGACCGTCCAGCCGCCTTCGCCGGGGGTCGTGGTGAAGTCTTGGGCGCGGTCGAAGTTTTCGACCTTGGTGATAAGTCCGCGTTTAACCATGTTGCTCTCTCTTTCGATTTGATGGGCTTTCGCCCGACGCTATTGACGCACGGTTTCAAACCGCACAGACGGCGGGGAGCGGAACATCCGCTCCCCGCTTTTTGGTTAGATAGATCACGCTCCGGCGTGCTTCTGCCAGCCTCGGAAGTCGAGAGCCTTGGCTCCGAAGATTTGCAGAATCGTGACTTCCTGCGACAGCTTCTTCGGATCGAGGAAGTTGCGGGTCTGTGGGTTTTCGTAACCCTGCATGAATGTCATCTCGATGCCGTCGATCTGCTTGCTGACCAGATACCATGCAGTCGTCGAAGCCACCGACAAAAGCGGTTCAATAACCGGGGTAAGTACGCGGCTCGGGTTATATACTTGGTTCAATTGTGCGCTCGGGTCGTAGGCCGAGTTCACGAGCTGATTGATCGTCGTTTCCAGCTCAGCAGGGCCGACGATATAGGCCGGGGACAGGTTGAGGATATCCACGCCCTCGGCGTGCGTTCCGTTCTCCACGACGTTCTGCCCGCGCATCAGCCGCATCAACGCGGTCAACGCACCCACGGTCGTCACGCTCGGGGCGCCCGCTCCGGTCGTTAGGTTTTTGCGGAACCGATTGTTGGCCGGTGTTTCGAGGAACAATGCCTTTCCGTCAAACGCCAACGTCGGATTCGACGTGACCTGCGACCACGCCACCGCGTTGACCGTACGAGCCGCCGCCGCACCCAACAGGGCTGGAGTCCGGCTCAATTGATCCATGTCGTCGTTGACGAGCAGTCGGAACGAATAGCTGATCGACAGCGAACGGGCCTCGACCGCATAAGACTCTTTCGAGTCGCTGACGGTCGCGCGTTCGGGGTCGGTGTTGTCGTTCCAAATGGGTAGGTTGCCGACGCCGCTGAGTTGCAGCCGATGGATGTTTTTGAAGTCGGGAACCGATGGTCCCGTCCTCATGACCTGACTCCACGTCTGCGGCACCTCGTCATAGCCAGTCCGCATCGACTTGTTCATCGCGTCGAGCGTGAGGTTGGCAAATGAGCCAGTGACGTGATAGGCCGCGTCGCGAACCTCGAAGGAACGCACGCCCGATTCGTAAGCGACTTCGGGGCCGAACATGGCTAGCTTGGCCACATCTTCGCGGGTCATGCCGCGAGGGTTGACGCCCATCGCACGCACGAGTTCTTCGGCCATTTGGTACGGCGTCGCGTACTGAAACGTCTCGTGCCCCTTGCCGCGTTCGGCGACGGGTAAGACCTTGTCAATCGTTCCAGGCTTGGTCGCGACGGCTTGCAACGCGCGGAGATTCAGGGCCGTCCCCATGTCGCGGCAGAGTTCTTTTGCGCCGGTGTTGCCGGTCAATCTCACGTTGATTTGCGGCTTGACGTATCCACTCTTCGCCCGTTCCGCCTTCGCGTCGGTTAGATGCTTTCGCACGGCTTCGATGGTGGGCAGTTCGCGACACTTCGCGGCCTCATCGGTGAGGTCGGTGAGGTTGCAAAGCGAATCGACTTCAGTCACGAACGCAGCCCGCTTGGCTTCGCGTTGAGAAACTGCGCGGTCGATCATCGTGGCCATGCGGCTCTCGATGTCACCCAGTGACTTCATGCCGGGAGCGTCGCCCGCGTCCTCTTCGGCCTGCTTCTTTTTCTTGTCCGCTGCGGCCTCTTCCTCGGTCATCGGCTCGGCTTTCTCGCCTTCGCCGCCAGCCGGTGCTGACATGTTGTCAGCGATCCAGTTCTGAGCGTCCTCATCGGTGAGATTCAAACTCATGCCTCGCGCCACAGCAGCCGCTCGCAATTTAGGATTCATTTCAAACTCGCTTTCGTTGGGGGTCAGGAACCGAACCGCGTTGGGGTCAAGCCCCCGCATTTTTGCCATGTCATCGGCTCCAATCGGTGTGATAGAGCCTTCTCGCATTCGCCACTTGGTGGCCACGTTGACGGGGCCGGTAAATTCCCGGCCTTGAATCTTTTGAGTGTCGCCACGCTTAACGTGAATCTTCGTTCGGACCTCGTAGCCCGCAGAAACATCGGTGACGTGGCCTTCTCGAACCTTCGTCCATTCGTCTTCCGCAGCCGCCGAGAAGTGCAACCGGCCGACGTTGCGACCGTCTACGTTTTCGAGTCCGCGAATTGAGCCGAGTTGGTTCTTGACGCTCGCCCGCTGGTGCGAATCGAGCAACGGAACCTGTCGTGACGCGGGTAGCTCGCAGCCACTCGACAGCAAGACCTCGGGAATCATTTCCCCTCGCTCGAAGTCGGGCATCATCACCGGGTTTTCGGTCGAGATATCCGCCTCGATAGAGCGTCCCTCGATGTCGATGGATGAACTGCGAACCGTGAGCGTGCGATAGGTCATCGCGCCCGCTTCGTGTTCGCGTCGGTTCTCTGTTCGATCACGCTTAGGCATTGGCCAACGCTCCTTGATGTGCGGATTGACCGCCGTTGGTCGCGACGATGTTCTGAGCGATCACGTCTTGGGCATCGACGCCGTAGACGTTGTTGATCCACTCGGGAGGCAGCTTGGCTTCTGCCGCTGCTTCGCGCACTTCCACGTTGTCGCGGATGATGTCCCGCCAGTTTGACGAGACCTTCGCGCACTCCATTTGGAGCGATGAAAGCCCGTGGTGCATTCGCAGCGCGGCCGCGTTTGTGTCGTCCACCGGGTTGATGCTGAGTTGAATCGGGCCTTGCCACTTGGCCGCGAGGTATCGACCGGGAGCGGCAGAGAAATCCGTCGCGTCAATCACGCCATCGAAGTAGCCCGACAGCACGCCGGCCCGCACGACAGCCTCGAAAATCGGCTGACAGAATCCGGTCGCGAACCACTCTTGAAGCGTCTCGATTTCTGGCCAACAGTCGTTGTCTGCGGATCGTTCACTGCTGAACGACGAGTTGCGATAGTCACCCGTGACCGTTGAGCTTTTCGTGCCCGGCAGTCCGCAGGCTGTGGCCCGCAATTTGTGGCCAATGAACGCCTCGGCGTTGCCCGTCTGGATGTTCGGCGAAACGGATTCGAGCGCCCCATCCTTGCCAAGATCAACAACCATGCCGGGCTGCATCTTAGTCACGGTGTTGCCGTCGCTGTCGGTCAGGTCCGTGCCGTCAGCAGTGCCGTTCTGTGTCTCAGAAGCCGACTCCAGCCCGAACCGACGCACGCCCGTTGGGCGACGCACGCCCATCACGACGCACGACGCCATTGCCGTTGCTTTTTGGTAATTGTGCTCGATATCTCCGACGTCGCGCAGGCCGATCAGAGTCGGCGCGAACCACGGGGAACCGATCAACTGGTCGATGTCGTCTTCGAGGAATAGGTGGCCGATTTCATTCGCCGGAAACGGCTTGGCCTCACCACCCATCACGCCGAGCATCCCGTCCGTGACGGTAGTGAGCCAATAGCGCACACGCTGACCGTTGGCATCGAGTTCGATGCCTCGATGGAACGTGTTGCCGTCGCTGATTTGGTTCGCGTTGAGATGCGTTGCGAGCCTCAGTGAGTCGATCAGTTGCAGGACCAGCGGGACGGGCAAATCGCGTCGAAGCTGCTCTGCGGAATCAACCGGGACGAGCTTGTAGAGTGCGTTGCCGCCGAGCATGGTGGCCCGCAATGCGAGCCGCTGGAGTCCGGCGAACGTCTGCCCGCCTTGGCCTGGCATCCCCCGTAGGTCGAAGCCGCTTTGAATCGCGAGCCAAAGGTTCTTCGCGCGGTTGCGGAACTCGACAGCCGGTGAGCCGTCATCGTTGGTGGCCAGCGACTGCGGCAACATGCCCTTGCCGATCACCTTCGACTCAGTGCTGCGAACGATCTTCCGACAGTACGGGTTGTCGCGGAATAGATTCCACGAGTCGGCCCGCATGACGTTCAGCCGCTCGACCGGGACTTGGTTTTCCTTCATCACGGAGCGGTTAATCCGCCCGCGTCCTTGGTTTTTGTTGGCGGCAGCGTAGGGACCGTCCGGCCCGCCGGTGAATGCGTCGATCTGATCCATCGTCGCGCGGGCTTGCAGCCGTGCAGCCCCTCGCGCGGGATCGAAGTAACCGATCAGGCGGTCGATGAGTTTCATCGGGAGAGCCTCCCGACGATGCCAAGCGAACACATGCTCGTTGGTTGGTTGACCTCATCGATCAACTCGCGTTCCGCCTTGCGCAGTTCGCCGAGCGACGCCATCGACTGAGAGCGGCCCGCGACGGAATACGACTGCGACGTGAGACAGCGTTGTATCGCTGCCCGCACTTCGGCGAGTCGGTCAGAAGCTGAGGAGGAGTAGGCCATGCGGCATAGAATCGCCGCACTCACTCATATAGACCACACCAAAGAAATCACATTGGTAAGAACTCAACGTAATCCCTCAAACTTAACGACTCGCTTCGTCACTTCCACAATTTGCTCCTCGACTTCCCGCGTGAAGTAGTATCCGCACGGCCCCTTCTCTTTCTGGATTGTGTTGTCGCACTGGTAGTATCTCGTGGGATACTTTGTGCTGTAACAAGTTCCATATCCGCCGTTTCCTTCCCAGCACACGGGGCAACGACGGAACCACGGGATTGAGTCCGCTGGCTTCGCGAGCGTGGGCGGGGCCGTATCCGCGACGCGATCCAATGCCGCGTCGATGTGCTTCGCCGTTTCCTTGGACACCGGCCCGATTCGACTGCTGTCGTTGACTGTCTGCCGCTTACTCATTCCATGCCCTCCCGTCCGGTCGCTTGTCGCCGCCATATGCCACCACTTTCGTTGGTCGAGTGTTCATCATCCTCGACGGCATCTCGCCGCCGCGTTCATCGAGCCACGCCCGCGCGAGGCACAGCCCATATCGCAAGCAGTCGCGGAAGTCGTTCGGATGCGACTCCTCTTTTTTGACCCACATCAACTTCGCGTTGCCGCGAGTATCAACCACGTCACGAAGTTGGCCGTTGCAAAGCTGGTTGAGCAACTCGTGATCTTGAGCTGCCTCAATCGCGAGTGTGAGCGATCCCGGTTCACCGGCTAGGCGGTCGTCCAATCGCGTCTGGATGTCGGTCTCCCAAAAGTCAATCGCGACGTGCATCAGCTCACGCCGGACGTTGCCGGTCGCCCCGTCTTGGAGCAGAACGACCTTGTATGGCTGGCCCCCCAAGTCGGTTGAGCTGCCTTTGCAGGGCATCACGCCGGGATGAGAATCACAAAACGCATAGGTCGCGCGGGTGTCCCAGCCGGAATCGACCATCATCGCGACGGGCACGAGTCCTTGACCGCCATCAGCGTGCGGATACGTCGCCCTAACGACGGTCTCCCATAGGTCCGAGAGCCTCGCCACGAGTCCCCACTGAACGAGCCAGACGCGATCCTCGGCCCCGTGGGCGAGAACCTCGAACAGTTGAAACCCGCCGTCAGCCGCCTGCCGGTCCACCGTGACCGTCAAGAACAGCCCGCCCTCGGGCACGATGCCGCGCGGGGTCGGTCCCGCGATGCGTTCGGCCACTCGTTCTGGGGTGCTTTTCGTTTTCTTCGCGGCCCACGTCTCGGCCATGTAGCTGTTGACCACGTCTTGTAGGTCGCGCGGTCGTTTCTTCGCGCGAATCCATGCCCTCGCGAAGCTGCCCCACGTCTCCGTCAGTGCGTACCAACTCGGGAGCGGCCCGAAGCCGACGACATCACTCCCCGCGTTGATGGCCTTGCCGTAGATCGTGCCGTCGGGCTTGACGGCGCAGCCATCTGGCACCCACACGCCACGCCGCAGCATGGGGACGCGGTGATAGTTCTCGATCTTCTGCTCGCACGCGACGCATTGATAGAACGCCGTTTTGAAAGCAAGGTCCGCGTTGCTCTCACCGTTCGCGTCGCGGTCCCACTTGATGCCGCCGGTGACGCCTTCCTTGCCCTTCACGAGCATTTGGAACTCGCCGCAGTGTGGACAGGGGACGAAGCGAAAGTGTTGGTTGCTGCGGCCCATCCAATGTTCAATTCGCGAATGGCCTTTGATCGTTGGAGTCGATTCGAGAACAATCTTGTGATCGGTGAAGCCTTTGAAACGGTTGAGGAACAGCGACAGCGAATCCGCTTCGTCGCTGGCCGTTCCCGACCACTTATCGATCTCGTTCCCCACGCCCATAAACGCCCCCACGTCGGCCAGGCTCGTGTCTGATCCGCTCCAGCCGACAAACACCCGGCACGCCTCCAGCTTGACGTGTAGGAGGCTCCGGCGATGTTCCTTGAGGAGTTGATCTTTCACACCATCTGTCGCGGCTAGGATCGGATAGAGCCTGCTACCGACGACTCTCGACGCCGCGTCCTTGGTCGAAGACGCGAACATCATGTTGCGCGGATTCGTTCCGGCCTGCTGAGCCATCAGACTGAGGCACGTCGTCGTTTTTCCGAGTCGCGTCCCCCATTGCAGGACGATTGTCCTCACAGTCGCGTCGTCGAACGCAGCCAACACCCCATCGACGTGCGGGAATGACGCGAGCGAGAACGGTTGCCCGCTCGTCTCGGTCCCCGCTGGCATCGTCACGTTGAGCGGGAGCCACTCGGACGAGACGACATGCGGCGGCGGCTCGATGTGGCGGATAGCTTTGATTGCGATCACTCATCCGCCTCCGGTTGCTGTTCCAACTGCGACAGCTCCAGCCGCCGCCGCAGGCTCGTCAACGCGGCCCGACAGGTTCGATCCGCCTCAGTTCTCGCATGGTCCCGCAACTCGGGCGGGGCACTTGTCGCAATGGCCTCGGGGATCGACATCACGACCACGCGGCACTCGATCAGCGCGGTCGCGACGAACAATTCCACGTCGGCGAGCGGGACAAGTTCGCCTTCATTCACAGAGTTTTCCATTTCTTTCGCGCGAGCTTGCGCGGTCTTCAAGCGAATATCAGCGGCCTTCAGTTCTTCGCCAACGCCGCCGCCTTCTTTTCGCCTCGCGTCTCGCCACTGCGCGATCTTCGATAGATCGAATCGGCCCGGACTGCCCGGCATCGGGTTCGCATCTCTGCGCCATGCGTTCACGGCTGCGTTGCTCAGCGCGAAAAACTCAGCGACTTCGGCAATCGTGCCAACGACGTAAGAGACTTTCGTTTTTCGCCGTGCTGGTTTTGCGTCCATAAGTGTAGGCATGGAGTGATATTACTACCGGACTTGAAAAACTTCCGACAGACACGAGGCGCGGGCTGCCGACTACC